TCTGTTAGGCATTGAGTCTCTTGTAAATGATTATGGCAAAATTTACATAAAATCACTAAATTATCTTCTGAATCATCATTTGATTTATATCTATCATAAATATGACATCTCTCTAATCTTGCGTTAAATCCACATCCCCAACAATAACCTTCTTCAAAATCAGTTTCATATGTATTATTCCAATGTTTTATTATATTTTTTTGAGTTGGTAAATTTCGTTTTTGTCCCATGATTATTGCTTCGCTTTTTCGTTTAACTCATCCCAAATATCATCAGATTCTGGAGTCGGTTTGGGAGTTCCCGAATCGAGAATGAAGTATCTTCCGTTGTGATTGCGTCCTTTGGTGATGTTGTAACCTTTATAGTCAGCATACGATTGCACCCATTTGAGAAATCTGCGCGGCTCGAGCTCTTTGAATGAGGTGAATTCAGATGTAAACTCTTGAATCTTGCTGCCGTTGTAGTGGTATACATCGAGAGCGAGGTTGCCTTCCTCCACCCAATCAAAGAAGTCCTTGCACGTTGCCTGAATGAGTCGCTTGGCATCTGCGTTGATGCTGATGGCTTTCATCAATCCATTTGTCAGGTACTTCTGAAGGTTCTTGACCATATAGTTGTCGAACTTCAACCAATCTTCATCGGTCCAGGAGTCGAATAATAGGCGACCATACTCATCTAATGGGCTGCGCTTGGAATGGAAGTACTGATAGAACTCCAGCTCATGCCTTCTGCGATCATGAGAGCTGCCAGCACCACTGATGACATAGTTGGTGGTGATGACAATCTTTGGTGAGCGGTTGAATGGGATAAATATCTCATCCTTATTCTTTCTGTTGACGGTGATTCCTTCTGTGATGAGGCTGAATAGCTGCTCGAAGTCGAATGCTTTACGCACATCATCGAATGCCAGAATCTGCGTATCCAGGTTTACTCGCTGATAAACGAAATCAGACTTCGATGGATTGAAGCTCTTGCCATCTATCTTGACAACTCTGCGAAGATTGCCGAGTGCTGCCAGCATGAGTGACTTGCCTGACCCACCATTCGGGTTGTCATCGATTTCTTGGTCATTGAAGATGATTGCTTTCTGGTCTGTCTTGTCCTTAAAGGTGTGCATTAAGTAGCCGAGCGTTGTCTCAAGCGCATTGATTCTGCCTCTATCATCTGCCGATACCTTGCTGACGAAATCTTGAAAATCATTGGTGCAGTCATCCAGCAGCGTGAAATCTCGCTCAATGATTTGATTCTCCCAAATGTAGCCATCCACATCGATGTAGCTCTTTAGCTCCACTTTATTCTTGGATATCTTTGCCACTCCATTCTTGAATGGGATATATGAGGAGCTCTTGCTATCCTGAAGCATCAGTATGTTGATGCTATCAATCATATTTATGAAGTTCTCATTGAATAGAAACGCATTCCTGGAGCAGTAGTTCCATACATCCATCTCACCCTTGCTTTGCAGATAGTTCAGCACAAAGTCCTTGATTTGTTCAGCCGATGATATCTTGACCTTGTTTTCTTTGACTCTCACAAAGGTTGGCTTCTCGGCATTTTCTGGATAGTACTTATTGAATCCGTTCTTGACCAGGAATTCAGAGTAGTTGGATGGCTTGATTGTGATCGTGCCTTTCTCATTGACCGACCAGAAGATATCATCGCCAGTTTGAATCTCTTTCTTGATGTCCTCAATGACATCCTCTCGCACGTTCAGTTGTTTCTTGATGTCATCGTCTGCGATGCCGCTCTTAAGCTTTTGACGTACTCTTTGGAATGTATCCTTGTCCTCAAAGTATTTGATGCCGTATGAGGCTTTTTTGTAAGCCGAGCGAATGGTTGTGACCATCTCTTGCTCGCTGAAGCTGGAGCCTTGAGCATACTTTGTCCAGATGTACTGTTCTGCCGTATCCTTCCCAATGCCATACTCGCAGAGAACTGCTGCTAATTTAAACACGAATTCATTGCGACTGCCCTCCTCGAATTGACATCCATGGTCGAATCGTTCAATCAAGCTGATGATTTTGTCCTCATCGGATAGAATGCAGATGGGAGTGCGCTCGGTGTAGCTGAAGCCTTGGTCTTGCTCGATGCCTTCAAATACCTGGCAGAACTCATTGAAGTAGATGTCAGGGTCAAAGGATTCAAAGCACACCCGACTCACGTTGCTGTTCTTTGTGTCGAAGTATTCACTCTGGAAGTACTTGCCGAATGCAGTGAATCTGCGCTTGTGCTCTACCTTGTCCGACTTCGGTATTCTGATGACAGCTTTTAAGCCATTGCCAGATGGCGAAGTGAATACCATCATCACATGGGGGTCAGCAATCAGCCGCTTCCTTTCCTCCATCATTTTCTTTTTGGTTGGGTATTGGTCGAAGTCCAGGATGCATAGACCAGAATGCTCAACCAAGCTGCTGTCATTGCGCTCGGTGAATGTACCATTGAACATGATGGCATTGAGTGATGACTTGAGTCGGTCATGCTCGGGGTCTGCCTTCTCCAGTGATCGTATGGTTGACACCTTTTTGATGAGGTCAGGATTGCCGAGTCTGATGCGGTTGTATACCTCCTGAATGGACAATTCAAAAGGCGTTTCTTTGATGTTAAATAGTGATTTAAAGATTGAAACTTTCATAAAATGTTGTTTTGTGGGGTATAAATATAAGCATTTCGTGACGATAAATGGGTATTTTGTGACGATGCGTGACGATAAATATGCAAATCTTGATGGTTAAAACGTTGGTATTGTGCGACTTAACGTTTTTCCGTGACGATGACGCTCTCAAATTTTTTTTGCTCTTGTTGTGTTTACCATCACTCCAGTAATCGGTACAATAGAGCAATCGTCATTCCGTCACGCTTGTGAACTCACCATACACACCTCGCTTGATGTCAGTTTGTATCTTTTTTAGCTCCCAATATGCGCTACATTGCATCACATCATGGATGAGATTTCTTGTGATGGGGTAGTTGAGCGCGGTGTATTTCTCAAATTTCTGGCGTAGGTCATCAGTCATCTTCAGGAACAGCCTGTCTTTTTTCAACCATTCAGCTTGTTGCGCTCCATACAACACAGTGCAATGCTTGAGACCGAATAAATCGCCAATCTCTTGGAGCGTTAGCTTATGCTTTCTCAAATAGTGCATGAGGTAGTATTTCTGATATACTTTGTATCTCATGCGGTTGTTGGCTCCATGGCGATACGCCAGGTCTCTTGCCTCGATTTCTTGCTTGACTTCGTCAATTAGGTCTTGTATTGTCATTTCAAATAGTATTTCTTGTGGTTGTCTTTGATTAGTTGGTAGCCGAGTTGCTCATACATCTTGAGGTATCTGTAAACTGAACGCTCACTGATTCCAAGATATCTGACCATCGCTTGCACTGGTCTTGGCTTATGCTTGAGGAATTCCATCAGCTTGATGACTCGCATGATTCGATGCTGATTCATACCGGTGTAACTTTAAATTTCCCCATGTTGTAGCTTCCCGAATTCATCAGCACTGACTTCTGCCAGTATGCGAGTGATTTGGAAACAAACAGCCACTCCTGGACCACTTGCTTGCCGACTTGGTATGTTAGTTTGAATCTCATATCTCTTGCATTTTGATTTCACAGATTCGATTGTATAGATCGTGGTTGAATGATGTCCAGAATCGGTCAATCTGGTACTTGTTAAATGAACCAACTAAACTCATCATCTCTCGGGTCATAGTGGTAGCACTCGAAGGCGAACTCGTGGAAGTTTTCGGTTGCGTTGTCAATAAGCTCTTGCATTGCGTCATCGCATTCTTTAAGGGTGAGCTCTTTGTCCCATTCTGTTGATTCAATTGTCCATTCTTCATAGTTGTTGTTTTTGTCATAGTTATAAATTAGTTCTATTTCTCCGATTTTCTCATCATCCTGGCGAGTGTAAACTTCAACCAGGATTGTGTTGGTTGCGATGTCAGATGACAACTCTGAAAACCAGTATTTATTTTCCGTATTTTTCATTGTAGATTCGATTTGAATATTTGCCATATGAAGCTGGGAGTTCATAGCTCTGCTTCACTTCTGTCTTTTGCTGAATCTCTGCTCGATGCGTTGTGGCTGTATCGAGTAAGTACACAAAGAAAGCAGCACCCAAAATAAACACGATGCCACTGCCAAGAATCTGACGCTCATCTTGGTTGAGGTCAGTGAATAGAAATTTAATTGTTTTCATTCTCTTCGATTTTTTCAAGTAGTTGATTGACAGAAAACCAAGCAGCCGATGCTCTGAATATAGCCGCATCTTTTGCATCCCTTGCATCACGATACTGATAACACTCAAGAAGTTCCTTGTATAGCTCTGCCTCTGTGGTTCTAATTAGTTCTAAAATTTGTTCTTTGTCCATAATAAATTGTTTTTGTTTCTGCGAATATACGCAACATTTGCAAATATGTTACAAATTATGAACATTTTTTTAAACTTTTTTTTTTGGAGTGTAAGCAAAATCGTTTACTTCATTAAGGTTTTACCCTGATTTTATGCGTGAAAAACACTTAATGCTGGTGAAATACGCTTAATTATACCCTAAAAGGTGCAATATAATGTGAGTTTAATCGGTTTATACCCGATTAGGTACGAAAATATTCGCAAATATCCTATTATAATACGAAAAAAGGGAGCCCGAAAGCTCCCCCAAAACAACGTATTATGAATACGGATATAAATTTACAAAGGAAATTTGATTGAGTCGATAGACTTGGCGGTTTTTTTCACCTTATCCTCCTCATATCTTCCGCACTCAATCGTGAGGATACGCCCTCCAGTTGGCTTGATGGGAGCACCACGCTCAACGTGCCACCCTTTTGACCCATCACCATACTCTTCCTTGTAGGTACCAGTGAGCATGAGATGGATGTCTTTGTGATGATGGCGATATCCGGTCTTTGAATGGAAGCTGATGGTGTCACGCACATCATTTCTGGCTGCATTCTCGTGGATGTGTCCCATGGTGAACACATCGAAGTCCTCATACATCTCCAAAGCTCGAGTCAAGTTGAGTGCTCCTTTGGTGACTACACCACCACCACCACTGCCGTGAAAGTATTTGATTTTGGTAGCCATCTGCACGTTTCCATTGAATGTCTGACGAACAATCAACCACCCACCATATCCACCAGCGAACACATTGCTCCCAGCTTTGTAGTTGAGAAGGTCCACGAATCGCTGAAGGATGTCAGTCTCTTGATACTTGATGATTGCGGTCTCATGGTTGCCGTATCCGATGACTGTCAGGATGTGAGCATAGGGAAGAAACCACTCAACAGCGGTGTCGACTATGCTATCCAGGTACTTTGCATTGTTGTGCTCTGGTCGGATATCAGACTTGTTGCCTCTGCGATCACCACGCCCTTGCATTAGGCAGAACATATCGCCATTTATCATGACGGGGATATTGTGCTCCAGGCAATAGTCGAGGTCACGCTTGAGCAGCTTCCAATCGCTTTTTGGATTGTCCCAATGGACATCTGATAGCATCGCTATCTTCACCAAGTTGCCCTCGAGTTGAAGCTCGTGGATGTTCTTGGCGTGCTTTTTTAATATCATAAACTTGATTTAGAGTATCTGAATAGATACATTGTTCCCATGCCAATCACAAAGCCGAGAATCAGCACCCAAAAATTAGGCTTTTCTTTTTGTGATTTGTACTTCGCCACCTCTATCTTCTGCACCTGGCGAATGGTGTCACGTTTGAGCTTATACCGAATGCGCTCCTGGTATCTCGTCAAGGGCACATAGGATGTTTTATAGCGCACTACGGTGTCCTTCTGGACCAACACCTTCTCCCAATAGATTGAATCGTTTACAACGTACGGAATCGAGTCGATTGAGGTGATGCGGATGGTGTCCCCAACCTCATCGCAGCGGTATCCTTTTTTGATTGCTTTGCGCAGATGATAGTTGGCTGTGCAACTTGTCGCAAATATTACCAATATTAGAGACAGAATCTTCATAAGTTCTCAATCATTTGAATCATTCTCGGGCATGGATAGATGTCACTCTTGTCCTTTCTGACCGAATTGTGAGTATAGATACCAGGAGTGCCCTTGAATGCCTCCTTGTCAAGCGAAAATATCTGCGCTCTATATTCTCTCGGTATGTTATAGGTATCGCAGAGATACACGAGCAATTGTCGAGTGCTTTCAATTTGTGCATCGGTATATTTGTACCAATGCTTGTATCCCTTGAATGGTTCGTCCAATGTGGTCACCATAGATTCAGGCACTCGAGCGTTCACATAGTTGTAGAACTTGCCATCTTTCTCCTTGAGATATCCCCAGTTGCAGACCTCGATTCCAACAGAAGCCTTGTCAAGATTTTGATATTTGGCACCTTGACCTTTGAATTCTGCTTTGCTGATGCCGAGATGCCACGCCCAATGCTTGGATGAAAAGCACTGAACAATCAATCCATCTTGACCAACCACAAAAGCAGTGGCTACTCTATCGCTGGTTCCGTTCCAATACCTACTGACTGCCTCCGCATTGCCGTTGCCAGCAGTGTGGTGCAAATAGATTTGAGTCTTGCCTGACTCCTCAGCAAAGTACTGCGACTCTTTGAGCCTAACTTGCTTGATTTTGGAGATGTCTAATTCCATTTATCGAGTTCTGCTTTAGATCGTGTAACGAATCTACGCATGGCAGCGAGGATATTCTTTCCGGTCACGCTTTCATATGATTCGTTGATGCTCTTGACTTCCACTATCACGCAAAAGAAAGCCACAAATTTTGTCATGATGAGTTCAACTGCGATGAAGTGAGCGATGATATCACCAGCGATGTACTTCTCAATGAGGAAGGTGAAGATGATGCCACCACAATAGAGCAATGACTTACCGATTGTGTCAGATAGTCTGCGAGATTTGAATGCTTTCCAGCCTCCTTTAGTGACGCTGCGCCATACTCCGAAGATGGTGTCAATGAATATAGCAAGAATTGCAATCAACACCATTGGTTGTACTGGTGCGAGTATTGTAACGAATGAAGCGATCAAAATAAAAAGGCTGTTTTTCATCAGATGACAAGAATTTGGTTGTTGTATCCGTTGTTGCGTGGATATCCGCAGTTCCAGGCACCATTCATGAAGCAGTCACCGATGCACTGCACGCACTCAATTTGTGGGCGAAGGTCTGTGTCACGATTCTCATGGCTGATGAAGATAGGATATTCTGCTCGGTTTTTTACCAGGTATCTGATGAGGCGCATCTCAAAGAAAGATGCTTTCTGTGCATAGTGCTCCATGCCGAATGCAACCTCACTGCGAGAGACTGGCTGCGAGAAGTCACCACTCTGTTGCTGGAGACCTTTGTTCTTGAGCTGATACGTCAATCCAAAGACTGCATCTTCAGCAGACCTCCATGCGATGACCGGCTGAATGAACAGCACGAGCTGCTCCTCTTCAGGTGTGAGAGTCTGATCGTTGTATGCCTCGAGCAAGTGGTTGTAGAATACGGTGCCCAATATCGGCATCACTCGGAGCTGTGCTTGAGTGGCTACATATGGGAATACATCAGTCACATCCACATTGGCGGTGATTGGTGTGTTGGTCTTGAGGTAGTTTTCTGTGATAAAATACAACATTACGCTTGAGGTGTTTGAGGTTGTGCTGCTGCTTGTGCTTGAGTGAGGTCACCACCTTCAATCGGTGGAAGTGATGCGAGTGCTCTGACCTCATTGACAGTCATCTGCTCGAGTACTTTGGTAGCAACCAATGGGCTCATTGCATTAAGTGCATCAGATGTCTTGCTGGCATCTCCTTCGATTTCAACGATTGACTCATTGATGATTTGGAAGTTGTTGATTTTGAAGTCAGCGAAGCCGAGCTTGGCGATATGCATAATCTCATTGAAGATATCTTGCACCTGCTCTCTGAGCGGCATCACGACATTCTTTTCAAAGATGACATATGCTTGCTTGATGTCGCTACCAGAACCAAGAGAGCCAGTGGTGCGGACACCCATCAAGATTGGGTCAATGGTGTGAGCGAAACAGATTTGTTCTGTGTTCAATGCGGATGCTTCCTGGAAGAGCTTGTCATTCGAGTTGGTTGGGATGCTCTCAATCTTTGGAAGCTGGTCTTGTGAGTTCGCAAAAAATGCGGCAGTCTTGCCAGCGTTCTGAGCTCCTTTGAGCTTGTCGATGGTGTTTCTGAGTACGTTCTTTTCTTCTTCCGATTGCGGACGTTTTGGGAACATGATCGCAAACGATGGGAAGATGCTGTTCTGAATGTTCGACTTTGCAAAAAATGAAAGGTCGCCACTCAAAAATGCGAAGTTAAGTGCAGAGCTGTACTTTGGCAACGGATACCAATCTTGACCAAGTGTCTCAACCTCATAAACGAACAACTGTTCTGTGTCAGTGCAAGTCGGGTGATGACGTTTGATTTCTTGCACGTTGATTCGAGCCGACCAATCCTCACAGATGAAGTACTGATTTGGTTGACGACCACGTCTCACCTTCTCTGGAGATACGTTGTGCACTCTCTTGAGCTTCATTTTCTCATCAAATACCAGGCGAAAGTACACACGATTGTGCACAATCAACTGCTCGGTGACTGCTCGTGCAATCTTTTTGATGTTGATTTTCTTCTCGAATGTGTAGAGGTCAAGCAAATCCTTGGCAGTTGCGCCCTCAACTTTGATGTCGAAGCCACCACCAATGACAGCGTTGGTCTTATAGTCCACGATGGCACCATGAAGTGGCGAGCTGAACACCATTTGATTGAGTAGCTCTGGATACATATTGTCCTGGCCAAATGAAATCCATCCAGCAGTTGTGTATCTACCGTTGACGTATGGCAAAGAGAGGTTTGCGCCACCTACCTTGAGGAATGGTGTGCTGAATGCCTCATAATTTGGCGAGATGACTTCCATCTCTGCTGGTTTTTGTGCTCTGAATCTATCGAATATGCCCATGATTAATCGTAAATTGATGATGTCGATGCGCCACTCACAACCATTCTGCCCTCTTCAATCACAACACCAGTAGTGTCGCTGATTTCTGTTGGAGGTATGGTGGATTCATACACCGAGTATGTATATTGTCCCTTCATTAGCTCGACATCAACGGGCTCATCCAAATAGAATAGGTTGAATCTCTCTGGATAGTCGGAGTCGTCTGGAGCTGTGAAGAGTATTGGGTCGGATGTTGGGTTCATTTCGTTCTGAAAAACGAACAAATAAAATGGCGAAGTCAATGTCGACACCTCTGTCAGTGTCAGCACAATCGAATTCACCTCTCCCTTGTTAATGTAAATCATTTACTTATATTGCAATAGGGTCAAATTTTGTTCACAAAAAAAGCCACCCGGTGTGGATGGCTCTTTATAGTAGGTTGATTTTTGATTAAGCAATGACAGCATTCACAGCAGCCTCTTCAATCTCGTATGCAAGGAAGTCATTCTCTGCGATCAATGTCACAGAGTACTTGCTACCATCTGCACGAGTAGTACCTGAACCTTCACCAACAGCACTCAACTGAAGGAATGGGAAGTACCAGTACTTGCCATTCATATCCTTCACGATTGCGTTAAGGTATTGCTGACCAGCACCCAAGATTTTGATTGCTTGAGATTTGTCTTGGTCACGACGGTGGAACATCAAAGAGATTGTCGCAGTCACATAAGATGAACCATTCACGAGGTCGATGGCTGCATCTTCAACATAGCTTCCAGTGTTTCTGCGTATCTCGAAAGGAGTATAGTCAGGAGCACCACCAGCTAAAGTGATAGCATCAATTGTCCAGGTGTTTGTGTCATCTAAATCGATTGACGCAATATTGTCTTGCTGATTAATCCAAATCTTTTCAATGCCACCACTATTGTTGTCGCATGATTTCACGATTGTTTCTAAAGCTTCACAAGCCATAATTTTTGATTTATCAGTTTAAAAAATAGGGGGGAATTTCACCCCCCTGGATATACTATGAGTAAAGTACGATTTGCGCACCATTCACGTGAGTGAAACCAACTTTCATGTTGGCACGAGTGCGGATGTACGGCTCAGCAACAGTGTCAGAAAGGTTGACAGCTTTCAACGCTTTAGAGTCACCTTCAGCATCAAATGCATAAATAAGCGAGCCTTTAAGAGCCAAGACAGCAGTGTCATTCGGCATACCTTCACAAACAACAACTTTCACACCAAGGTAAGTCAATGCCAATGGAGTAGTCACATAAGTCATGGTGTTGCCAGAAGCAGCAGCCAATTCGTATGCGTTTGCGATGTTTGTAGAAACATACAAGCGAAGGTCAGCTTTCTTGCGCACGATTGCAGCTGGAGCTACTGCGAAAATTTTTGCAAGCTCTGTCAAAACGTTTCCAGCATTTACCGTTGTATTGTTTACATCGATGACAGTTGAGTCAGCCAATAAGCCTTTGATGTAACCATCACAAAGAGCCAAAGTAGCGTTCTCACTTGTTGTGTCACCTTGCCAACGGATAAGCTCGATGTCTTGACCGATTTGCAAAGCCATTTCATTCCAGTAGAAATCCATGAAAGAAGCAACAGTAAAGTCACCATTTGAACCTTTAGCCATTTGAAGGGCGAGGAATGATTGCTCAAGGTCGAATTGACAGATTTGAGCCATTGCGCTTAATGCACAAACATCGATTTCAACTGCGCTCAAGTCATCAGTTGGAGCATCGAATGGGCAGCTGGATGCCTGGAGCACGTTACCGAATAGTACGGTGGCAAGTTTCGTCTTTGACTTCACACCTGGAAGTAGACGGTAGTTGTCAGCGATTGATTCTTCTGCTAAATATGCTTTAGAGTAGAATGCCTCTGGGTTCGCTGCCAATAAAGCGGATGCGTCAACATCCAAATCGAAACGGAGTTTTCTTGACATTTTTATTTGTTTTTTATTGATTACTGAATTGCTTAAATGCGGCAAATTTTTGGCTCATTGTAGCCTCGGCAATTTGCTCCTCTGCCTTCTCTTCTTCTTTCTCTGCATACATCTCTTCCATTTGATTGCGGAGGTCAGCGATGATGGCAATCAATGCCTTCTCACGCTCCTCAATCACTGGCAAGACGATTGCAAGGATAGCTTCTGCGTCTGTTGCTGGGTCGATAGCCATCTCCTCTTCGGTAGTGGTAGACTCTTCAGTTGTCTCTTCAACTGTTGTTTCTTCCATTGCAACCTCTTCAGTTGACATCTCTTCCTCAACCACTTCTTCGGTTGGTTCTTTTTCCACCTCTTTGATTTCAACAACCTCGCCGTCTTTCACGACATAGATTTTGTCCTCAATGGTGTGCTCTCCATCAGGTAACTTCATTGTATTAAGATTTAATTGTTCCGAAAGTTTCAGACCAAGGAAGCCTTCGATAGAGAAACCAACTTGACCCTCTTCAACCAATTTGTTGTAGTACTCTGGGTCAGTCACTTGAGCAGTCACCATGAGTGTGCCTTCCGGTACCTCGATGCCAAATGTGCTGAATGCTTTGTCTTTGGTTGGGTTGTCCACGATCCATGTTTCAAGGATGTAGGCTGGTACCTTCTTATCAGTGTCATGCTCCAGATTGAAGATGTCACGATTGCGGAGGTCAGCCATAAACTTGGCGTGAATCTTCTCAATGACATCAGCGGTGAACTGCACATAATAGTCACCCTCTTCAGAATCTCTGCGATAAATGTCCATCGGTATCATGGCTGGTGCAGTGATGCGATATTTCACATCATCAGCGAAAAGCATCTTATTCTCGCTATTGAAAGCAAGTCCCTTCACCTTTATGGCCGGCATACTCGTGAAGGCTATCATTTCGATTCCCAAATTCTCGCCATCGGCATATTCATCCTCGATGGTGATTTTGTAAATTGGAAGGTCTTTGGTCATGCTTATATTGCTTTTTTTTTATCTTTGTTCAAAAATTAGTATTATGATACAGATATTCGACCAGGAGATTCCTAACAAAATGAGCGAGCTCACGATTGAGCAGTTCGAAAAAATCAGCCAAATCCTTAACAACCAAGACTTCGACAACATCGAAAAGTATGTGGAGATGTTCAAATATCTTGGTATCAAGGAGGAGATGTGGGATGACTACCCATTCAGCGAGTTCATCAAACTCGTGCAAGAATTCAACCTCGATTCATACACACCCAATGAGGCGCAGACAACCATCGAGTTGGAAGGATACACCTATGAGGCGCAGTTGAAGTTGTCAGTGAAGGAGACAAAACTCATCGAGAAGATTGTGAACACCAAGCCAAACCACTACATCAGTGATATCTTAGCAATCATGTTCAAACGAACTGACCTATCCAACACAGAGCACTTCACCGATGCCCACCTCAAGCACAAAGCAAAACTATTCCGCACACAGAAAGCGGAGCTCTGCGTTCCTTACATTGTATTTGTCACCGAGAAGATAGCTGAATATGCCCAAGCCAATACTGCCCAAGGGGTGGAAGGAAGTCAGTCTTGAGCAGTTCATTGAGCTGCGCCAACTCAAAGCGGAGGATGGTGCATTCAACCACAACATCGATATCCTCTGTGCGCTCACAGATGCCATACCAGATGACTTCGATGACCTCGACATCGCAGAGGTAGGCGAGATATTCAAGGACCTTCAGTGGCTCTACACCGAGCCGAGCAAATTGTACACCGATAGGATTGGCAAGTTCTATCTCAAGCCAATGACTGACCTCACTCTCGGTGAGTTCATCGACCTCGAGCACTACTTCACCACTGACTATATCAAATATCTTCCAAACATCTGCGCTCTGTTATATCG